TCACCGTCTATAAGGTAGTTAAATTTATTCTTACATTCAACCCTTCCGTTGTAATACTGTATTCTGTCTATCTTAAATGATGCACTGGATACATCTCTAGCATCATTCATGTACTCCTGAGCAAACTTATTAACCAGTCCAGCTTCAATAAACTCACGCTTCTTTGCTTCCAGTTTTTCTTTTGAGAACTGAGATGACCATAACGGTTTACCATCTTCAATAGCCCTGTAGAAGTTTACATCCCAAGGGTAATCCCTTTTGTCCTCTTGTGCCTTTTTCCAGCCATCATAGGTCATTTGCAGATAGGAGTCGTAGTGTACAATGGTACCAGATAGCCATATCCAGCCCTCATTGCCCGGTGTTTCTTCTAAGGCGGGATACACTGTGGATACGATCCACTTCTTAATGTCAGCACGCCTTTCTGGCGTTTTAGTGTTTAGTTCTGATTCAAAGTCATCCAGTACAATGCCAGTATAACGCACATCTACCTCTGCCCTACCTCTAAGTCTTTGTGATGTACCTTTGGATATAACTCTATCACCCTTTGGTGTTACCAAATCTTTTTCTGTCCAGCGTTTACCCACACTACCACCATCCATGTTTCCAAAGTAGTATCGTATCATTTTATTGTTTTCAAAGTGTGATCTAATGTATTTCAAGTGGTCAATAGCCTGTGACTGTTCCTCCGATACCCATGCAATGAAGTGTTGCTGGTCATCAGCGGCAAAGCATAGCTTATGCATGATAGCCGCTTTGGCTACTACTGATTTACCGTGACCTCTAGGGATAATGTTACAGATACGAGCACCGGGTGCTGTATCTATCATCTTTTTTCCCATTTCGTAGTGGAAGGGTGCTGATTCAGACTTCTTCAGGAAGTCATTAGGTAGAAACGCTCTACCAAAGTAGATAAGGTTACTATATGCTTTTGCTAATACCTCATCTCTTTTCTCCATTTCTGATGGTGGAGGGGTGATATTGAAACTCATTCAGACAGTTCTTTCTGCTTTTCAGGCAGTATGCCCTGTTCAAATGCCTGTAGCTTCTCTCTACTGAACCCAGAAAACTCCTGTATCAGTGCTACAGAATCTACTTTCTTTTCTGTAGACAGCAAACCAGAGATCTTCATCAGGGTCTCTATCGCTCTAAGTTTGTCATTGTCTCTAACATCTATCTTATCAATAACATCTTTAGTTGTTTCCAGTAGGTATCGTTTTGTAATACCCACTTCTGACATTAAGTTTTCTATTTCTTTATCCACTGCCTGCCTCACTGTTTTGTTTTTAAGTAGTAGCGTTGATCTTCTTTCTGCGTGATCTAAACTGGTTGTTTTGGGAAAAGCTTTCTGATATGCCTCTACAGGATCCATACCATGTGCTACATACTTTGCAAAGTTTTTCTTTGATTCTGTCAGATAGCCACCAGTTTTGACTTGATAACCTGCTTTCTTTGTAAATCTATATATCTCATCTTTGATTGTACCAACAAAAGGACTTGAACCTCTGTGGTTAAACATTCCAATAACTGTTCTGATATAATCGTTGTCTCTTTTCTTTTTATCTACGAAACAACCTTTCTTTAGTATCTGAACAATCTTACCATCATCGGATACGCACCAGTCTCCTTCTTCTGCCTGTTTCCAATCGGTAATCAATGGAGTGTCAGGATGAGCCTTACGAAACTCTTCTTCTGATTCGTAGGCATAGTGCTTGACTCCCTTTATGGTGCGAGTCAGTGCCAAATCAGTTTGGTTCCTGATCGTCCAAAAGGTTCAGGTCTAGTATCTCTAACTCTGGCATGTTCTTCATGCGGTACAATAGCTCGGATAGGAGACCTATTTGTTTTGAATTGGGGTCTATGATGTCTGTAAGCTGTAGCTCTTCTGATATCTCACGGCAACGCTCTAAGTTTTCATAAACGCTATCAATTTGAAAGTCATTCATTCTGGCCCTCTGATATAATGTACGGTTTCTTTCCATGATTTAATTTAATAACACTTGACATCTAAATGGTAGATAATATATATTTAATTAAGTTTGTTTAGTTTGTTGAAGTTTTTCATAATAGTACTATAGTATATATAGTATAATAGTATATATTATATATATATAATATATATAGTACTATAGTATATATAGTATATATAGTAAGTAGTAAGTAGTATGTATAGTATATATAGTACCCGCTTAGTATTTTGTAGTACCCGCCCAGTAAAAAATCCAAAAAATTCCAAAAAAAAATATTAGTATGTGTGTTTCTTTTTTATTTCACACGGCCCGCCCCCCAATCCGTTTTCAGGTTAGGATTATTGTATTGAAAAAAGCAAATCGGTCTAAGCCAGTTATATTATACGTCGCAATTTTTTTTGAAAAAGTTTAATAATTATGGAACTTTTTTGAACTCTCAAACGTATACTAATTGTAATTAGTTTTTGACAATTAGGATACGCAATATGCAGATGCTGGCCCGGCTAGCCCTTGGCCCCGTTATGGTGTAAGATCTAAGCGGAGCCTTGGGTGCGGTGAAAATAGGCCTTGATGAATTTTGGACGCGTGGTACTCTATCGTATAGTGACGAGTACATTATATAACTAGAAATTTTTCAATAACAAATCGGAGTATAGATTGAAAGACGATCGAGCTCCGGTCAGTATTCCTAGTTGTGGTTTGGTTAGTACTCATACTACCATAACCGAGGCTTTGGAATATGCAGTAGAGTTCGTAGGTTCAGGACGTAGCGGTGCTATCCAAAAGGATGTGCTAATTGCTGTTCAGATGATACAGAACACTCTAAGCGAACACTATGATGTGTATGACCGGAGACCGGAACATAATCCACCAAAAGTAGATTAGTTCTAATATCGAATAAGATTCGGAGCTTGGCCGGTAGCTTGGCAACAGAATACCGGTCACTTTCAAAACATACTCTTAATCCAAAACAAACGGAGAATAACATGCAACATAATAATGCATTAGAAGTAGTACCTAACTGGAATCTAGAAACAAGTAACTTGGAGAATGAGCCGGTCAAACCAGTAATTGAAAATCTTGGTGGTGACTGGGATCCATTTATGGAGGTTCATAAAGAGCCTGTATATTTTAATGATGGTTCTCAAAATCCAACAGTTTATGGAATCCGATTAGGTTCTCAGGATAAAGTACTTGCTGGTAATGTTTCAGCAGATTATTTACTGGTCAATAACAAGGATCTAGTAGACATCTGCGTTAATGAAGTATTAAATCCATCAGGTATATCTTTTGAACATCACAAGAGATTCTTCAATAACAAGGGTCAATTCAGGGATATATACTATGCTGACAGTACAATAGAGGCTATAGTTCCTGAAGTTGGTGATGTTTTGAGATTAGTTGCTGAAATTCAAAATTCCTATAATGGAACAGCAAGAGCCGGAATCAAATTCTACTTTGAAAGGTATATCTGTAAGAACGGTATGACATCAAATGTTTTTGGTTTTGGTCATACGTTCAAACACTCATTAGGGAATATTGATTGGCAAGACCAAATCATACAAGCTACTTCAATTTTGAGAAATCAATCAGAGTACAAAATTGAACAGTTTGCTAAGGCTTGTGGTAAGTTACAGAAATCAATAAGCAATACAGAAATCAAGCATATCAGAGAGCAGTATTTGCCTAAGCTACCAACCCAACAGTTTGGACAGCTTATGGATAAATATCTTGAAGATGGTGATTTCACCGCTTGGGGATTAATGAACGCCGGGACTAATGTTCTATGGCATGCTAACAAGCTAACTAATGCTAACTTCAGCAACAATACCATAGTGGTTGATGGATTGTTACAGTATGGTAAAGATACAGAACCTACCAGTTTTGTAGACCCTAATCAAACCGAGATGTTCCAATCATAACACAAAACAGAGATGGGGAGCCGAAAGGCTCCCTTTTCTCTAATTTTTTTATTTTTTATATTTTTTTATATTTTTGTGCACGTAGGTAGATTGTGCACGTAAGTAGTTTTTTCCTATATTTATTAAATTCTGTGCACGTTCGTAGTTTATATAAGTTTGTGCACGTATGTAGATTAATTTTATTATATATTGTGCACGCAGGCAGGTAATCAAGGGTAATTTGTGTAAATAAATAACCTCTCATAAATAAACTATATTATATAGTTCTGAAGAATACCACAACCCCCGTACACAACCCCCCAAAAAAAGTTTATATTTTTTTATTTATTTTGGAACCTTTTTTAATACTAGGAGTATAGTATATATAGACAAAATAATTAGGAGTTTTAAGATGAAAATAGTAAAAGACAAGAGAACATTGAACGCAATGAAAAAGGCGGGATTTATTAAAGAACCTGAATATTGTAGCTTTCCAAGAGTAGATGAAACACAGAGAAAGTATTTTATTTTTGGGTTTACCTTTAATGATAAGCAATACAAGTTTAAATATTTTGAAGGGAATTTTTACCCTTATTTAATAGAGGTGTAAAATTAATTTAAAAAACTTTGGAACTTTCCGAAACTCGGAGAGTATAACAAGAAACAAACGGAGAAAAAAACAAATGTACACAACAGAAACAGCAACAACAAGAACAGCACTAGACAAATACAAACAGAATCTAAAAGTTGATTACAATAATATATGGAGTTATGAAACAAAGGTAGCAGAGATTGACCACAAGAACAGAACAATCACCCCACTTGGGTGGTGGTCTGTAACTACGTCAAAGCACATAAATTATGTGGGTTCTGAGTACGGCTACAAAGTACAGAAAGTAAACTAACTTACAGAAATTATAGGGGGTGTGTAATGCATCCCCTTTGGGAGAAATTATGACACATACAGAAATACAAGAGATACACAGAAAACTTGCACTTCCTACAATAAGGAATGAATCAGGTAAAATAATACCTACGGAGTTTTCTGAGAAAGAATTAAGTTTTATAATATTTGATATGATGCACGAAATGAGAGAGGAGAACAGAAGAAAGTCGGGTTGTGTAATACAGAAGAATTGGAACAAGATGAGCAAAAAAGAAAGAAATAATTTGGAACTTTAAATAAATAATGTAGTTAAATAGATAAACAAGGGAGTAAATAATGAAACTTATAATAACAATAGAATCAGAAGAGCAAAGGCAAAAAATATTAGAGGTCTTAGAAAATGCTGAAGGCGATGGAGAACTAGATTTTTGTTTTAGCGTACAAACAGATGAGGGGGTTAGCTCGGGACAGAAAATGGTATTAAACAAGCTAAAACAATGTCAATTATTTTTAGAGGACAATCACCCCAGAGAAAAACATCTTATTTCCACAATCAAAAGTTTACTTAATTAGAGGAGGTTTAGAAAATGAGTAGTAAATACAACGGATGGACAAATTACGAGACTTGGAACTTTAATTTGTGGATAACAAACTCAGAAGCAGACCATAGTTACGCTTTAAAAATGACGTTTGAATCTCTACATGAATACGAACTCAGTAAAAAACTAGAGGAGTGGGCGGTTGAGATGGCTGATGATTGTATAGGTACAGAAATTGGTTTTATTGTAGATATGATTTACAGTTCTATAAAAGAGGTCAACTTCTACGAAGTGGCTAAACATCTGTGGGAGGAACGACAAGAGGCAATAAGAGAGCATGACGGGGAGGTGGTCTAATGAAGTGGATATCAATAGAAATTGGGGGTATCTCTCACGAATGGAACGATTTTCAAGAAATGATTAAATACTATAAAAACTTTCCAAGTGATAAATGGAAATGGACAACAAAAGGGAGTAAATAAAATGCACATGATAATAAGAAACATAGTCTATGCTAATTCTGAGAAGGAAGCACTTTCTAAGGCAGAGGACACCTTTCAGAACTTATGCGAAGGACAGAGACCATTTGATTACTACGATATGTTTGACAATGGTGGTACGTCCTACTGGGGAGACAAGTACCCTGAGGTGGCAGATGTAACAAGCAAGATAGGGCGTAAAATGGTGGTAGAAGGGTGGAAGGCTACGCTAAGAGATATGCGATACCACTTACGAAAGATAAAGGAAGTTACAGAAGGTAAGAGTGTCACAGAAATCATGCGAGGTATCAGAAAAGATTGGCTTCAGTATCACTACAAATCTGTGGGAGATTATTATGGAGAGAGTGTTTGGTTGTACGATGGAGATGGGGAGGGTATAAAAGACAGAGAACATTTAGACAACGTACTAAACAAGTGGGGAAACAAACACTACAAAGACTTAAATGTGTATGTAGTACCCGCAGATGTACATTATTAAGGAGATATAAAATGAATGAAATCAACATACCACCGAAGGGTTCTTTTACCTATCGTAATGGAATTGCTTCAAAATTAAAACGATTGGATATAGGCGAATATCTTGTGTTTTCACACGATATAGCAAAAAACTGTTATAGCTGTGCAAATAGAATAGGGATAGAGATTTGCACACGAAGGATTAGTGAAGATAAGACAAGAGTTTACAGAGTAAAATAAATTGGAACCAATCAAACACAACATAGTATAAGTAATAAACAAAGGAGTTAAGATTGAAGAAACAACGATATAAAAGCACCACTACCTTAGATGTGGGTACGATGGTACAGGGGATGATTGGAGAGAATAACGTCTCTAATCTCTTTCTGAAGAACGGATTTATTGTTACCCGACCCGAAGTAGATCTCGGAGTAGATATGGTCGTATGCAAACCAAAAAGGTGGGGACAAAAAATGTTAATGAACAAGTGGAGAACCATACAAGTCAAATACAATACACGAGTATCAGAGACCAGTTACGGAACATCGCTACGGGTTAAGGTTACACCGAATCATTGTGATTATATTGCAGTACCACTTGAAGGAGATACAGAGAATGTCATCTTCTACCCACAACCGAAAGAACTAAAAGGAAAGGAGTACCACAGAGAGTTTGCTTTCTACGATCCAGTCAAAGCACAGAAAAATGGTAACTTTCAGAATCAGAACAAAAGAAGATGGGCAAAAGATTTTTACGAGTTGCCAAACTAAATGGGAACTTATAACAACAAGGAGCGTATACATGCCATATCCAATGAAAAAAAAGGAGAAACAAATGGGTAACATTACAGAAACTGGATACTTTGAGAAACTTGCAGAAGATAAACTGTACGAGTTGCAGAGAGGGATGAAAGCCATACAAGATAAGATAGCTAAGAAGGGTATAGTGCATATTGACCACGATGACCTACGGGACATCTTAGACATTACAGTTACTTGCTTGGAGGAAGAAAGACGAGAGTCAGCAAAAAAGCTAATAGAGGAAAGGGAGTTAATGAAACTAGAGGAAGAGTTAGACCAAGAAGCACTAGAGTGGGAAAGAAAAGATAGCGAGGCGGGATAATGAAAACAGCAATAATAAAAGTTAGATTAGCTTATGATTTTCCTGATGAAATGCCTATAAAAGAAATTAAGGAAAAGGTAGAGAACCTTGAGCTTCCAAAAGAGTATGATGAAGATAGTTTTGAATGGTTTGGAATCTATGATAACGAAGATGATTTCATACCATATCACAAGTTTCCTGAAGAATGTTTTGAGGTAGAATAATGACAGCTAAAGAATATGAAGTTCTGAGAAACAAGTTCCTTACAGAAACCTTGAAACTTTCAGACGAGAAACGAATTGAGTATACAGAAGGCAATCACGAGACAAACGTACTATGGAACTTTGAGAACATAGCCAACACATTGAACCTTACACCTATGCAAGTTCTATCTGTATATTTACAAAAGCATACGTCCAGTTTATTTAATTATTTTAAGACTGGTAAGGAGTATGCAGAACCGATAGAGGGTAGGATGAGCGACATCATAAACTATCTTCTACTAATGGTAGCTATGCTACATAAATACAAAGGAAAGGAAACAAATGAGCGACAACGAATTGATATTTGATAAGCTGTGTGAGGTCTTATTCCCTGAGTTTGACGAGGCAATAGACAGAGAGGCAGAGCATCTTATGGATGAGCATAACATCAATCACGATCTAATGATACAGATCATAGAGGCTTTCTTATATAAGAGAGCAAAACAGGTGGAACAATAATGGAAAAGACAAACGAACAATCACACTCTAAAGAGCGAATAGATTTTCAAGATCGCTATGTTGATATGATTGTACATACAAAAGGAATAGGCGAAATAATAGAAGATTATACGTCAAGGATACATAAAGAACTTTATGAATTGTCTGATGGGCAACTTATTATGCTTGTTGAGGGCGAGTGGATCGCTTCTGATGGAATATATGCCATCGCTCAATGGGAGAAATTTATTGAGTTTAGTAAATATGTAGAGGAGAACAAATGATACATTGGTTACAGTCTTTATCAGAGAACGGGTTTGATGTTTTCATTGTGGTGTACCTTGCAGTCCTACACCTTGTCTATCATTACCTGATGAGGTGGTATATCAAAAGCGTAACAAAGGATATTACCGACACTCAAAAGATTGTCTTAAACACTTTATATATGATGAATGGTAAAAGACCTAGCATACAAGAATATATGGAGTTTGAGAAACTCTTTGAAAAACAGGAGGAAGAATGATACTGGTAGATTTATGGGAATGGGTAATCAATCTCTTTGTCATGTCCATGAGTCTGGTAATGTTTTCAATGGTCATGTTTGTCTTTTGTCTGGTAATTTATTCGATACAGGACTGGAGAGGAAAATGAAAGAGTACATGGAGTTGCAGTTGGAAGTTCTGAAGTATGAACAGATGGTGGAACGAAGAGAGGAGAAGATAAAGAAGTTACAGAACGTAATCGCATCACAGGATCCAAATGATTTACACAGATTTAGATGTTGGCATTGTGATTCTGAACTGATTTGGGGTGGAGATCACGACATACAGGAAGTCATGCTAGAAGAGGACAAGGAAGGTATCGCATCCAACTTTTCTTGTTCTAACTACGACTGCAACACCCATGTGGAAGTGTATCATTTTTTACAAGAAGAGGAGTAGGCATGGTAACATATACCCACAACCACAAAAGTCCCATAGAGGCTAAAATAATGCTGTTACTGGGCATGTGTGGTGTCAGAGCTAGTGAGTTTAGCTACGATGACTGGGGAGAGAACAGAACATTGCAATGGAAAGAAGGGAGGAGGATAAATAAGAAAGTCAGGGATT